CGCTACGCGCGATCCACCCGTGCCCAGGTCGTTAGCCCTATTGCATGAAGAGGGTTAGCTATCTATGCGCCAACCATCCCACCGTAAGTGCTCAGCGGTAACGGCATATCCCGGGATCAACCGGATACCGTCATTCCGCAAGACACTTTTGTCGCCTAAGCCTACTCGAACGTCCCACTTTTCCCTGTGCAACATCATGGGATCACCACGATTGTTGGAGAGTCTAGCGGCAAGTAGGTTGTACCCATTAGCTGGCAGGCACACAGTTCGGAAGTTTCCGAATCCCGTGTATGTCTCCCCAGGACGCCTCTCGACGTCATAGAGGAAAACACTGTCCTTCAGGTCGATTTCCGACCGATTGGGAACAAATGTCCGGTAACGAGCCGGACTGCCTGTCAACGTTGGTCCTCTTCCCATGCCATGAGCCCAAAGCCCCCCAGTAGTACCGGGGGGTGTGAGCAAGACGGGTAATACGCGGTGCGGAAGATGCTTCACGAGAGCTTGATGTAGTCGTTTAAGAGAGCGATCGCCGAAGCGACTATCACCAAAACGAGCTTCACCAAGTTCATGCGACATCTCCAACACGCGGTTCGCCGTGGCAATGATGGAGGATCCATTGTCGAGCCTTGTTTCAAGGTACTTTGGTCGGCATGGCATACCGTGGAAGAAATCACCACCGCAAGATTCGCGGAAACCCGGTGACCTTCCAATAAAAGACTTCGCCTTGTTGATCTTTAAGCCGAACAATTCAAGTGCGGCTACGACCTTCTCAGCATGTGCAGAGGGAACGATGATGTCATCGCCATACACACCAACATGGGGATAGTGAGTCCCCACCAACCTGTGGTCTCCCTGTAAATCCACGTTATTACTGTGGAATACGCATTTTGTCCGATACTGGGCTGGGACACACGCGCGAGCTATGGCCAGAAACAAGGCCGTTTCAAGCTCGAACGTGAAACCACAACCCATTGAAGACATCATCTCGTATGGGTAAGACCGGTTGGGCAGCTGGTTGTCTTCACAATATGCCTTTGGAAGCCTGAAACTCTTGGCAGCGGTAGTCTGCAGCCAAGCGAACCAGTCTGGATTGAGCACGCTTCTCAGCACCGCGCGAACGATTGAATCACTGGCTTCAGACAGATCTATCGTAGCGTAAACGCCCGTAGCAGATCCAATCCTTGCCATCTCGCGGTTGATTGCTTGCTGAAAAGTAAGCTTGAGACCAGTTTTCTCTAACCGTTTGCGGATTGTAAGGCCAATGCCTCGCTGTAGCCATGCATTAATGCTAGGCTGTTTAAAGGCACAACGGTCGAGCTCAAACTTCTTGGGAACGGTGAATAATTCATCCCCCGGTATAGCAGTGACAGCGCTTTTGGCACCGCCAAGGTTGTACACTTGGTACGCCCACGCAGGGTACGACTGTATTACCTGCTCTGCAATTGGGATTAAGAAAGGAGTAGATGTCTGGGTTGCCCCAAACTTCATCTCCGCCCCAGTTTCTAGTCCACCGAATGGGTAACCATTCAGGACTCCGGGGCCCCACGCTGCATTGTCTAGTACTTCATCCACGGATGGGGCCGGACCAAGAATTGCCCCAAGATGGACCGCGACAGACTCAATAAGGAGTAATTCGTCCTCACTGAATAAACCGTCACGCCACCGAGTATTGGTCTCTTTGTTAATTTGCTCGCGGTGAAGCAGGTTGCCAATAGCTACATCTCTTGCTGTTCTTTCAGCTCCTTTAAAAGGATACTTTGAGATCAGCTTCGCTAGTTGGGAATCAGAACACAAGTCCTTATATCCATCCAATGTTCCAGGATAAGATTGAGGATCAGGTGCCTTTAGCCCGATGATACCGCGAAGGGCTTCCCATTCAGGAGAAGCCGCTTCAAGAGGTGCAACCGACTTAACGCCCTTATTACATTTCACCCATACGGAATACAGCTCGCAAAGCTGCCTCCAGTATTGGGTAGGGCGCGCAGTCTCCAGCAGAGTACCGAGGAGGCCAACGACTTGTCGGTCGCTGACCGCAGCAGAATTTAATGCGGATGCCGCCGCAAAACCGGATCGACGCCCCTCTCGGGTGCGTGGGTCACCGATCAACGCCTTCCACTGCCCCTCATTCTCACAAGGGACAGTTACTACCTCGTCAATAACCTGAGATGGGAAATACATCACGCCCACTAAAGGTATCGACTTTCGAAAGGACTTATTCATGAATGCTCCTTAAGATGCTATTCTGAAGAACCGGGAGTTTGCGAATGCGGGTTCCCTGAGACCCTCGTCGTTACCGCTCTTTAGAACGGAGATTCACCCGCGACGAGCGGGCCGTATACCAGATTGTAACCGATGGTACCGCCAGAAGCACTAGCCATGAAGGTCATTTGTGTCCGGATGTCCTTACGGACATTAACCGGGCATGATGCCGGAACATGGAGACCCGTACGGGTCAGCTTGACGACACCACCAACGGTACCTGGTACCGTGGCCGATTCGTAGGGCCATTTCCACTCGGTGCTACTGTGTCGAACGTTTTCACCGCCCGACCCTTTCGCCTCGAATGTCCGATGGACACACTCTTGAGCCAACAACTGATTCGGAGCCGACGCGATACTTTCACGCAGGATGAATCCATTGGCTACCTGGCCAACACGTACCATCGTAACGGTACGTGGAGTCGTGCCATCAGAACGGCTCAAGCCGTCGATGGTCGCAGAAGTTACCAAACCCATGGTTGCCTCCCTATAGGAGAAGTTAAAATGCCTTGAACTTCCCGAGTGGTATATTACGTATTAGAGATGCGGCATCAAGCCACCGTCTCGTATTCATACGTATTTTCGGGGTCCACGTAGGTGTTGGGTTCACCCAGGCACTACGGTTGTAAAGTGATACCTCATACGACGCTCCTTCAGACTGAAATAGTCTATCGGGGGTAACGTAGTAGAAGTAGAGCACGACCTTGTGCCTTCCGGCGACACGCCGAAAGACCTGAAACCCCCCGTTCGTCAGATTGTATCCAGCCCCAGCGGTTGTCCGCTCGAGAAAGGATCCAACGTCAAGTACCCAATCCGCCACAAATGAAAGCGGCGTGAGTTCCCAGATGACGACAGGTGCATTCAGCAAACCCAGCTGATTGGCATCAGTTAGGAAGCTGTTAGTCCTTGTCGCATCAAACCATGCCTTTGCCTCGACATGGCCGACCCTTGAAAGTCGATGGTCCACGTTTGAACCTAAACTCAGACCGTGACCGATAGAACGGCCCCAGCCAGAGTCAGGATACACAACGTCATCCATCTCCACAACACCACTTCGTGATTGAGTGATGCGTGCTGTTACCTGGTTGGACTTATCCAGGAGGAGGTCAGCGGTTGTTCGCGCAGCGTTAGCTACGTCCATCATGCCTGTTTCCACGGCATACCGCCATTGCAGCCAGAATGAGGCCGCGTCTTGCGACACGGACCCCTTAGGAGGTCTGTACCCCCGGAGATAGCGGTCGCACTGCTTCCTGAGTGCCTTAATGGCCACTCGAGGATTTCTGTGCTTCCATAATAGACTAGCACCAGCCGAAATCTTATTCGACCAGTCAGTCACTAGCTCCCCCGTTTTGTGCAACTCAGCAAAGAACACCGGAGTGTTCCAAACTTGACCAGCAAGAGCGTCGAAGCAAGCATTTTGTGCTTTCTCCGTCATCTCCGAGGCCAAGGAACTGAGTTCTGGGGAAAGGGTATACCCCAGTGCCGCGTCCACGTCAACAGCTTGGTAGTAACCGTACTCCTCACGGACGTACCCGCCGAGCCACGATGCATCTGTGGTATCGTACCGGTAGTTCGTGTTGACGGTTCTAAACCTTTCCACCGAATACGGTAGGGTTGCGTGGTACGGGCGGGAGACACTCCGTTCCCACCATCTCCGTTTGGATGAGGAGGTGATGTTCTCGGAGCCGGATATTACAGATAACAATTCACCGTTAGAACTGTACCATCCGCCGGCCTTGCTGAGATTTGACTGGTAAGTCTCTTCATCATACAAAGTAGATCTCCTTGGTAAGCTATCCCTTTCGGGACGGCTGTCCCGGGTATAGCAGGTCACTACAGGCATAAGTAAATCAAAACTACCTGTAGCGGGAACCTAAGCTAAGGTCAAATGCATAATTGTAAGTTATACATGTGAATTTCCTGCGCTTCGGCGTTTCGGGGGCCCGTTAGGG